TCTTCTCTCAGCGTGGGGCTGCGCAGGGTCAGCAGGGAATGGGCGAAAATGCCGACGACGCGGGGCAATCAGGCGGCGCGTGGCGTTAAAGAGGTCAGCAAAAAAGGGGGCCCTCCCCCTTTCAGGAGTTCAAGCGGAAGTGTTCCTCGATCTCCTCCGGCGTCTTCGGACCTCGAACCGCGCTCTCTGGATAGTCCGGTTCTCCCTGACAGTTCGCGCAGAAGATGAGAGAGGAGACACTCATCTCCTTGCACCAGCTCTCATCGGTGCACCAGCACTTGAACTCTCTGCTACAGAAGTCGCACAGATGCGTATGCCTCATGTTCCCTCCTTGGGAAAAAGGGGGGCGATGCCCTCTCGAGCACCGCCCCGAATGCTTCCGGCTAGAGCTTCGAGCTCTCCGCCTCTGCGACCGCAGCCGCCAGAGTCTTGTCTCGCTTTGCGAGCTCAAGAACTCTGAGGTACTTTGCACGATCTTCCGCCAGGCGGTTGTTCCGATCCTTGCGGAACATCACCTGATAGAAGCCCGTGCGCACGAGCTGGAGCTCGAACGCCTTCCAGCTCGCGCTGACTCCGCACTTGCGGTACGAATCCGCTCGTGCTTCGTCGACGCTCTTGTACGGGAATTCTCTGTCCATGCTATCACCTCCTTTCCACTTCTATCCACCAACTCTCAACACGAGCCCTGTGGTTTGACCGCCGCCGCCATCTCGTTGATGATCTGCTCCACCCGCTCCCTCGCGACCTCCTCTCTGAAATGCCTGCAGAGCAGAGCAAGGACCTCGAGCGGCTCCGCTCCGATGTCGACCGCCAGCTTGGGGAGCAGCTGGATCAAGGCCGCCAACGCGAACTTGTCCATCGTCACCTTCGAGTCGTCGAAGGCTTTGCAGATCTTCTCGATCGTCTGGTTCAGCTGCTCCAGGATCTTGTCCTTTTCTTCCATCTCACGCCTCCTTCTCCTCGATCTCCCTGAGAATGATCTCGAGCTCCTCCCGCGCCTCCGTCCGGAACCGATCCCACTCCTCCTTCCTGTGCTGCGCCCAGAAGAACGCGAGCACTTCCTGCTTGTGCCTCTTCCAGATCCGCTCCAGCGCTGCTTTGTTGGTCATCCCACTCCTTCCTTTCTCGGGGGCTTGAATCCGATCACTCTCTTCTCGGTCGTCTCGAGCGTCCACGCGATCCTCTCCAACTCGTAGAGGTCCGGCAGGCGCTTGTCGTCGTAGTCTGTGCATCTTGTCACCACCTTGTTGACGGCGTGTGTACGATGAATCTCGCTGCACACTTGGTCGAACTTGCACAGCGTTGTCGTCCTGCCGTCTTGGACTCTGACGAGTCCTGACTTGCAGGAGAAGCACAAGTGCTCCTTCGGGACTCCCCGGGGATCGATGTTGATCTTGAACATCTACCACACCTCCTTCCACATTCAACACCAACTCTCACACAGGGTCATGCGGCTCCGCCGAGCAAAGAGAAAGGGGCCCTAGAGGGCCCCCTCCTCCATGTTCGAGTCCTCGTAGAACTCGCGGACCTCGTGACCGAGGATCTTGAAGAGCCGGTCGCCCTTCAGGATCTTGAACTGGTAGAATCGTCGTCCCCTCCAGACGACGATGCGCCCGACGACCTCGATCTTCTTCCACTCGCCGACCTTCGCGACTCCTTCGTGCGTTTCCATACACACCTCCTCTTACTCATCTACACCAACTTTCACTCCAGCGTTGGGTCTCGCTTGTGCGAGTCAAGAAAAAAGGGGGCTTAGCCCCCTTTCACTCGAGAGAGGTCAGTCTCTCGATAATCCGATCGCACTCGTCGCAGATGACCGGGACCTCTCCCGATCCCGCGCAAGGTTCGCTGCAGTAGTAGCAGGGAACCTTCTTGACCCAGCTCGCCTTGATGCTCTTGAGCGACTCTGCTCTTCCTCCCTCAGAGCAGTCCTCGCAGAGCCCAAAGCCGTTGACGACAACGACCGGGTCGTTGCAACCGCACGTGTCGCAGCACATAGTATCACCTCCTTTCTACGTCAATACACCAACTCTCACCACGAGTTACCGCGGTGAATGAGGGCGAACCACAGCATGGAGAACGGGCCCGAAGGCCCTATTCTCCAAGCCGAGGGAGGAGGCCCTAAAGGGCCCCCTCCTTGTCGGTTTCGTCGAAGAACGTGGAGACCTCGTGCGCCAGGAGGCGATAGGTCTTCCCGTTCTTCTCGACGAGGAGCTGATAGTACAGTTTGCCATTGAACTGGCAAACCTGCACCTTGAGCTCCCCTTCGGCGACGGGGCGCCACGGACGGACGACCTTGAACATGGTCGTTCTCCCAAAGGCGGGTTATTGTCATACGAGGAACACCTGTCCTCGCACTCCGGGAGGGAGAGAGGCAACGCTCCCTCCCTCCCCCGGCATCTAGCCGTTGAGGAAGTCGCGGAGGATGACTCCGCGAGGACCACGGTCGTGGAGCCTCACGCACGTGGTTTGGCTCTTGTCGAGCCAGGGGTAAGGACCCTCGTCCCCGCTCCCCTCGATCAGCTCAGGGGGAACGTCGTCGGTGCAACGCGTCGGGAGGGAGGCGATCATGCGTGCCTCCTCCTCGGACGAAGCCCGGACGACGAAGCCGCGGGCAGTGTCCCAACCCCAGTCGGGGTGATGCGCAACTGGCTTTATCAGCCAGAGCGCTAGGCGAGCCATAGGGCTCTCCTTTGGGAAAGGTTATTGCCATACGCGAGACCCTTGCTCGCGCACCTCGATTCCTTACTTCATCGCTCTCCACCACCTCCTCTCCCTCAACTATACACACCCCCTAACCCCCAGACCACACACTCCAACTTTATATATTAGGTCCCCTCACCAATAGAACATTTTGAACACGTGGCCTTCAAACATCGCCGCTTGTCGGCCATTCTCCCCCTACAGTACAATCATTCGAACATGGAACAGCCTGCCCAGGTAGCGCTGCCGGATTACCCGGATCCTGTGCGTGTGGAGTGGAAGCTCCTTGCGCAGCTTCGCACAGACACTCCTTCTCTTCACGCGACCGACCTAGCGAAACGACTCGGTTTCGGCGTGAATACTGTGCGCCAGTGGCTGAAGGATCCTGCGTATCAGAGGTATGAGAACTGGGTGATCGGGAAGAACTACGACGCTCTCCCGCTCTCTCTGAAGAAAACGCACGCGGATGTGCAAGAGAAGTTCCTCGACTTCGCGGGGTACATGCAGGATCGTCTCCTTGAACTCATCGAGGGGACGGATGACGAGAAACTCCAGAAGGAAATCGCGCAGGACTGGCTGGACCGCGCTGGACATTCGCCGGTTCGGAAGGTTCTCTCGGGCTCTCTCACTTTGAGCATGACTCCAGAGCTCTTTGAGGAGCTCGAACGACGCGCTAAGGAGGCGGGGATTGGACGTACTATCGACGCGAGCCCAACAAGCTCTGTTTGAGTCGCTCGGGATCTCGCGTCCAACTTCGTCCGTCGCGGATGAGCTTCGCGAACGAACGAGGCAGAACGCCCGTTCCTCTCTCTACTTCTTCACTACCGCTGTGCTTCAGTGGAACAAGGTGCAGCAGGTACCCCATCTTGAGCTTTGTAACTTCATCCAGAGAGTCCCCCCGCTGCACGAGGAACATAAGAGGCGTAAGTGTGTACTGATCCCTCGTGATTGTTACAAAAGCACGGTAGGAAGCAAGTCTCTCCCCCTCTGGATTCTCATCCAGGACGACTTCTGCGGCTCGCCCGGCATTGAGCACAGGATCCTCCTCGGCTCGGCCTCTTCTGAGAACTCACAGAAGAACATCCGATCGTTGAAGCAGCAGGTGGAGAAGAACAACGTCCTTCAGTGGCTCTTTCCGGAGATCATCCCCGATCTCTCCCGAACAACCTGGACTGATGATGCCCTCCTCTTCCCTCGGAAGGGCGTCTACGGGGAAAACACGATCGAGTGCGCAGGGATTGACACTCACCTAGTCTCTCGTCACTACACCGTTATGATCTTCGACGACCTCGAGGACGACAAGAGCATGGAATCCCCGTCCGTGCGCAGGCGCGTCCTTGATTGGTACCGGGCCAGCGAGGCCCTCTTCGTGAACACTCGCGAGGGATACCTCCTCGTGATCGGCACTCGCTGGGGAATCGACGATCTCTACTATCACATCATCAAAGAGGAGAAGGACTTCTTCGACTTTCTCGTTCGCCCTCTCCACTGGACGAGGGAAGAGCTGGACAGCGACGCGAGGCGAGTCTCTCAAGGAGAAGAACCCGTCTACGCGATGGACCCTGTCGTACACGCACCTGATCCTTCGAAGACGTACTACTACTTCCCCGAGCTCTTCCCCGAGGAGAGTTGTAGGCGTGTACGCGCGAAACAGGGCTCGTTCATGTACTCCATGCTCTTCCTGAACAATCCGAGGGATCCTGCCCTCGCCGAGTTCAAGGAGAAGGACCTTCGGTATTACTCCTTCGATGATGAGGGAAACCTCGTCCTCGATCTCGAGGGAGAGACGGAGGTCGTCTCTTACGACTCTCTCCGTCGTGTTCTCTTCTGGGACCCCGCTCTCTCTGAGAAAGAGCAGAAGAAGAACGCGCGGAACGCTATCGTCGTCTTCGCACGGGATCACCGAGGACGCTTCTTCCTTCTCGACGCATTCGCGGATTGGAAGAATCCCGCGATGCTGTTCAGTAAGTACATCGGAATGCATCAGCGCTGGCGGTGTCACCGTGCAGCGGTGGAGGATGTTGCGTTCCAGCGCGTCCTGAAGTTCCCTCTATACCAAGTCATGAAGGAACTCGATTACCACTTCGCGATCGAGGACGCTCATCCGATCGGGGACAAGCACGCGAGAATCCGTACCCTCCTTCCTCTCACCGAGCAACACATCTTCTTCATGAACAAGACCGGTATCGGTCATCGTCAATTCCGGGAAGAGATGCTCGGATTTCCCGTCTTTCCAACGGTCGATCTACTCGACGCAGCAGCCGCAGCGCGGACACTGCTTGGTCTCCCTTACGTCTCTCAGAACACCCGAGATAGTAAGAGGGCCATCTCGTTTGAAGCACGCAGGTTCTCAAGCCGCTCCGCGATAACGGGGTATTGAAATGAAGAGTCTTCCCACCGCGAAAGCGCACGGATTTCAAGGGGAGTGCGTGTACACGCGCACCTCGGACCCGGGAGAGGTAAAGAAGAATGCCCGGACTGTCGCCAAAGCCGCTCGAGTTGACGCCGGAGCAGGAAGAGAAGATGAGGGTGGAGGTGAGGGAGCAGATGAAGATCGCGCTCGAAGCTCACGCAGAGCGCGAAAAGCACCTCGCCAACATGCTGCGCGCGTACAAGGCGCAGCCGGAGCACGCGAAGAAGAACTTCCCGTGGCCCGACGCAAGCAACATCGTCGTCCCCCTCGTCCCGATCAGCTGTGACGCGATTGCGGCGCGTTTGATGCGCGGTGTGCTCGGCACGACAGACTTTGCCGAGGTGAAGATCCTCTCTCCCGACCTCGAGGGACAGGAGAAGAACTTTCGGGACTGGATCAATCACTTCATCCAGGTCTCAGGGGCACGGGACCGACTACGTCAGATCTTTGCCGTTCTCCCGAGAGATGGGGACGTCTACGTAAAGCCCCTTTGGACTGATGAGAAGAGGGTGTTTCACGCGTACGACGCTCAGGGGAGCGTCGTCTCTCAAGAGATCCCGACTTACACAGGAGTCAAGTGGCACGCTGTTCCGGCAGCGGACGTGATCTGTCCGACTGGTTTCGATGAGTGGGAGAAGCTGCCCTGGTTCGCGCAGCGTCTTCGCTACACCAAGGCGGAGCTGATCAAGTTCCAACAGGACGGCGTGTTTGAGAACCTCGATGCGCTTTTCAAGAACCCGAAGGAGAGGGAGGACGAGAGGTACAGAGCCCAGCACGAGACAGGACACCAAGGCCGCGGGAACCCGTTGCTCTACGAACTCTACGAAATCCAAGGGCTCTGGGAAATCCCAGGAGAGACTCCCGAAGAAGGGGAAGCGGCCATCGTCTTCGAGGAAGTCATCCTTACCTACTCGTACGACCACGACGTCTTCGTGAGGAAGATATACAATCCGTACTTCGGGCGCGCGCGACACTTCGTGAAGATCCCCTTCCTGCTTCAACCCTTCGAACTCCACGGAGTCGGGGTTGCAGAGCTCGTCGAAAACCTGCAGATTGGTGCTTCCACCTCTCACAACCAGGTCGTCGACTCTGCCACCGCAGCGAACGCAGGGATCCTAGTCGTCAGCCCTAGTGCGGATCTCGGGGAGAGACCGGAGATCTACCCTGGGAAGAAGATCGTGACCGAGAAGCCGAGAGAGGATGTAAACGTCCTTCATCTAAGTGAACCCTCTCCCGCACTCGGCGCGATGGAACAGAAGTACGCGTACCTCGCTGAGAAGAGATCGGGGGTGAGCACTTACAACCTCGGCATGGAGAGCTCGATCGTGGGTTCGCGGGCAACTGCGACTGGAACGACTGCTCTCATCTCCGAAGGAAATACCCGCTTCTGGATCTCCATCGACGACATGCGTCATGCGATCGAGGAACTACTCTACCTCACCATTCAGCAAGAGCAGCAGATGAGGCCGGAGGGGTACGAGTACGCGCCGGGGAAGATGATTATGTTCCCCCCGGGGGATCCTCGTTTGACGATGGGCCTCAAGATCACGCTGACCAGTGAGGCGGTGAATAGGGATCTCGAGGTGCAGAACATGCAGCTCTTGATCACCGTCCTCAACGACTACTACATGAAGCTCATGCAGGCAGCTGCGTTGGTCTTCAATCCTCAGATGCCTCCCCCGCAGAAGATGATCGCGCTCCAGATCATGGACGCGATGCAGAATATCATCAAGCGGTTCGTGGAGAGGTTCGACCTGGAGAACATCGATCAAGTCGTACCTCACATCATGACAGCACTCATGAACATGGGAGGAGCACTCGGTGGACAAGCAGGAATGGCGCCGATTCCCGGTGGGATGCCAAGCGCTCCTCCTGGAGGACCTGGAGCAGGACCTCCAGGAGCACTACCGCCGGTCGCTCCGGGAGGAGCAGGTGGGGGACCTCTACCGCCTCCAGGGGGCGGCGCGTTACCTTTCTAGTAAGATTCAAGAGCTTCGCGCATTGAACGCGAAGGAGGAGCCTGAACATGGCCGAAATCCCACAACTGGATATTGATCAGAACGGGATCATCCAGTCCGGAAGATTCTCCGGGCAGCATGTGAGCAACGTGCTGCAGTACGCACAGAGCCTGGAAGAGGCGATGAAGGAGGGCCTGGAAACGCCGCAGGGGCCTCCAAGGGAGGCCAAGCCAGATCCGGGATCGACTCTCAATGCCCACGCTGCACCGAGAGTCGATGCCGCGCAGTCGCTCATCTGGCAGCGGCTCGAACTGGACGATGAGGCTGAGTTCGCGAGAACTGTTCCTGACTACGAGGCGTTCAAGGAGGAGATCAACAAGGCGAAGCAGACGATCCCTCCTGTACAGCGCATCGCCAAGGGACTGCACAAGTTTCTCTACCTGAACGTCAAGGCACAGAAGGACGAAGGTGTGCAGCGGGCTCTCTTCGGGAAGAAGGAGGAGGCTGTTTCACCACCGGCACCTTCCAAAGAGGAGGCACCTCCAATCGAGACAGAAACTCCGCCTCCTCCTTCACCCAAGCCCGTTCCGGTTGCTGCTACCCCGACGCCGGTCTCTCGTGCAGCGGCTCCCACGCAGAAGGAGCGTAAGCCGAAGTTGCACGCCTCGGACAAGGTGGAGCGAAGTGCAGCGGCAAGCGGAATTCCTCTGGAGGAGTACCTTCTCATCCTCGAGGATCAGGGGGTAACTCAGGATCAGATCGACCTCGCATCACGACCTGCGAGTTCCAGACCGTACAGGAGCAGGGCTTATGACAGAACTTAGGGATCGCCTCTTCATTCGGGACAAGGATCCCGAGTACTACTACCGCTGGTGCAATCAGCGGGATCTGAACATGCTCACGCGTGTTGACCAAGGGTTCGAGGTGGTGAAAGGAGCGAATGAGGAGCTCCCTCCCGAACTCCGTGACCTTCAATCCACGCAAAACCCCGGCGGAGGGTCGGTCCGCCAGCGCGGCGATGTGATTCTGATGCGAGTCCGCCGTGACACGTTTGAGGAGAGAGTCCTGAAACCCAAACGGGAACAAGCCGAGAGGCAGAAGGCATCACTGGACACCATGATCGCACAGGCAAACGAACAGGCACGGAGAGAACTCCGAAGCAGGGGCTATCGCGATCAGTCTCTGCGGGAAGACTTTGTCTTCCGGGATGACTCCGCCGCGCCTCTTCAGAAGGGATAGGCGATATGGCGACACAGCCAAGGATTGCCTTCCGTCCCGTTCGGACGCTCTCAGGACTCGCGGTTCCCGGCGAGGAGTTCGCCGAAGCTGCGAGCCAGACGTTCGTGCAGGGCGCAGTGGTCTGGGTGGAGTGGGGATACCTCACCGAGTGCGGTACCAACCCTGCCCGGATCATGGGCGTCGCGTCTCGAGCTGGTCAGAACGGCACGGCTGGGACAAAGAAGCAGCTCGTGTTCCTCGCTCATCCGGACACTCTCTTCCT